GCCGGGTGATGAGCGCGAAGGCGACGGCGCCGACGCCGACGGTGAGGCCGAAGCCGGCGAGGAACAGGGCGGTGGAGTGGCCCATCAGGCGGCCCTCCCCTGCATCGCTGCGACGGTGCCGCGCCAGCGCCTCACGGCGGACTTGTCGCGGGTGTGGCCGAAGCCGTCGCAGCGGGTGACGCCGTCTTTGTGGAGGCTGGCGGCGAACCGGCCCCAGTCGTGGTCCCTGTCCGGGGGGTCGGGGAGCTCGTACTGTTCGGCGATCTTCCAGAAGAGGAACGGCTGCCCGGTGCGGGCTATCTCGACGAAGACGGGGCGGACGGTCGCGGCCCACGTCTCGTAGTCCTCGATGCGCTGCTGCGTCTTCGTCTTGCTCGGCTCGGGGACGCTGCCGTCCAGGGCGGGCTGCACGGTCGCGGTCATGACACCGGCTCCTTGATCTGTGCGGTGACGGCGGTGAGCACGTCGTCACTGGGCGTCCAGAAGCCGAGAGCGCCCTTGGCGGGCACGGGCTCCGGGAGGGCGATGACGTTGGTCAACTCCCAGTGGTAGAGGCCGGGCTGGGCCCAGTAGCTGCAGCAGACGTGGTTGCCGTTGTCGAAGTGGCAGCCGGTCACCGTGGCGATGGCGACGACCGCGGAGTACACGTCGAGGTGGTCGCCGTACACCTGGGCGTCACGGTCGGGCTGGGCTCCGGCGTGGATGAGGATGCGGGCGCCCTCGTGCTTGGCGGGGAGCTTCCAACTCCGGTTCTCTACGCGCTTCGTCTGGTGGGCGATCGCGCCTGCCCAGGGCTGGCGGACGGTGAGTGCCTTCATGGCGTGGTTTCCTTGTCGGTGAGAGGCCGCCCGCACTGCCCGCGGGCGGCCGTTCGCGTGTGCGGGCTACTGCTGGGTGGTGTCCGGGGCTGCGGTGGGGCTGGACCACGGGGTGGGCATCTCGGCGCACCACCGGAGGTGGTCTTCGCGCTGGACGGTGGGCGGCTTCCACACGCCGCGGGCGTCCTTGCCGAACTGTGGGGTGATGGCGTCGACGTCGTCGGTGATGTCGAGTCCGGCCCGCTTGAGCTGCTCGGCGAGTTCCGCCCACGGTTCGTGCTGCTCGTCGGTCTCGGCGAACGACAGGTTCCAGGCGACGGCGTGCGCGACGATGCTCCGCCAGGTGATGAGAGCGGCGCGCATTGCGCTCACCTCAGCCGCTGCGGTCTGCCCCTGGGCGAGCATCGCGTGTCCGAGGGCCCGGTTGGTGAGGATCCCGGTGAGGACGGCAGCATGCTGCTGGTCCTCGATCGGCAGGTCCTTCTCCAGTGCCGCGGCGATGGCGGTGTCGGCGGAGGCGAGGAGGCGCTCGGCTTCGGTGCGGTGGTCGGTGCTCACGCGGCACCTCCGGCCTTCGTCGCGGTGCCAGCCCACGGGTCGTCGCCCGGCGGGCCCTGCCGCTTACCTCCACCGTTCTTGCCGGTGATCTCGGCGCCGGTGATGCGGGCCTGCGGGAACGCTTCGTCGACGGCGATCTCGCGGCGCTGGATCGACTTGTGGGTGATGAGCAGCTGGGCGATGTCGGCGCCGTTCCACTGCTCGCGCGGCCGGCCGAGCTTCTGCTCAAGGCGGTCCGGGTTGATGCCGAGCTGCTGGAAGACCTTGACGGCGCCGTCGATGCGCTCCGGCAGGGGCTTGCCGTCGCCCTTGGCGAGGGTCTCGCGGCAGAGCTCCTCGGCCTCGTCGATGAAGAAGTCCGGGATCACTGCGAAGATCGCCTCACGCAGCCTGCGGGCGCCGTTGTTGGCGTTGTTCTCGTAGATGTCCCGCAGGTCGATGAGGGCTTCGACCTTGCCCTTGGCGAACTTGGCGTGGGGGACGACGAAGGTGAGGACGTGGCGGGTGTTGGCTTCGACGTCCCACGCCCAGGCCTGCATCTCGGACTGGCGGTACTGGTCGTCGCGGCGCATCTCGGAGACGCCGTACTGGATGTTGCCCCAGGCCTGGGCGAGGGTCTTGGCGAGGTGGATGGTGGAGCCTTCGACGGCGCCGCCGGCCCGCGGGAATCGGTAGAACGCCTTCTCGGCGAGGGCCATGGATCCGCAGGCGGCCTGCATGCTGCTGCGGGAGCGGCCGACGTCGCGGGGGAACTGGCGGGCCACGTAGATGGCGGCCTGGACTTCGGCGACGGCGCGGGACTGCTCGACTGCGGTGGACTGTCCGACACGGTCGGGGCCCTGGGCGGTGGGCATCTGGGCGGGGAAGTTCACAGGTAGATCTCCTTGTCGCGGTTCTCGGCGTAGCCGGGGAGGGCGAGGTAGTTGGGGTTGTGGTCGGCGTAGCCGGGCCAGTGGCCGGTGGACATGCACTCGGCGAACTTCTCGATAGCGGCCCTGTTCTTGGCGCGGCCGATCTCGCGGGAGAAGAACTCGAAGCCGATGACGTTGACCAGGTAGGGCGGCTTCTTCTCCTGGGCGACGAGGAGCATCTCGGTGTCGTCGCCGCCCATTCCGAGGGCTTGAGCGCCGTCCTCGTACCAAGGGGCCTGCTGGTTGTAGCCGTACTTGGCGATGGCCTTCTGCATCGCCTCTTCGCTGGCGTCGTCCGCGGTCTTGTAGTCGGGGATGATCAGCCGTCCGGAGTGGATGGAGGGCAGCCAGTCGAAGCGGACGCGGCGGCGGATGCCGGTGGGGCCGTCGATCCAGAACCCGGACTGCTCGGGCGCGCCGGTGGCGGGATCGAGCAGTGCGGCGGCGAGCGGGTGGCGTCGGATGGCCTCGGCCATGTCCTTCACCATCTGCATCTCGTGCCGCTTGAGGGGGATGCCACCCTGCGCCCGGGCCTCGGCGACTTCCGCCTTGGCGGCCTTGGTGGTCCAAGCGTCGTGGTCGACGAGGATGAGCTTCGGTCCGCGGCCGAGGATCATCTTGTGGGCGGCGTTGCCGTAGTCGAACGTCTTGGTCGGGGCGGGCGGGTGGTCCTGCTCGTAGCGGAACTTGGCGGGGCAGGACGGCGGCAGCAACTTGCGGGCGCCAGACGACGACAGTGACGTCTTGTCGGCGTGGTAGTCCTCGTTGGAGAGGTCGGTGTGCAGGCCGAGGGCTGGCGGCTTGGCGCAGGTCTCGCAGCGGCCGTCCATGACGAACGGCCCGTCGGTGTCGCCGCAGATGCGGCAGGCGAGGGGGCTCATCAGAACGGGTACTCCTTCTCGGGGTTGCGGCGGGGCCAGAGGCGGAGGCTCCAGGTGCGGAGCCAGGCGAGGCAGTGGCAGTCCTCCCAGTCGGGGTCGCCGCTGGCGGTGACCCATCCGTGGCCGCCGCGCCCTTGGCAAGCGCCGCAGTGCGGGTCGGGTTTGGGCTTCCTGGTGAGGTAGATCGCCCGCTGGTGCAGTTCGATCTGCCAGCGGCCGAAGGTGCGGGTGAGGTACATGAGGCCCCGTTTCTGGGTGTGCGAGGTGGAGGGCCCGCCGCTGGCGGTGGGGGTGCCGCGAGCGGCGGGCCCTGGGTGGCAGCGCGGAGTGGGGGGCTCGACGCGCCGCCGGCTATGGGAGATGTGGGTCAGGCGGCGCCGGAGAGTTCGACGATCCGGTTGTGGGCTTCGTTGAAGTCCTCGGTGTCGAGGCCCATCCACGGCACGCGGTGCGTCATCGCGACCATGACGTCGAGGGCGTTGTAGCCGTCTGTCTTGAACTCGGCGACGGTGGCCTCGATGTCAGCGTCGGTGTAGGTGCCGTTGTTGGTGACGTCGCCGGGCATGTAGCTGCTGCCGGGGGACTCGCACCGGGCCCAGCTGAGCTTGGCGGTCAGGTCGCTGACGGTGTCGCCGCTGATAGTGGCCTGGATGGTTTCGGTGTCCTGCGTCCAGTCGATGCCGGACTGGACGAGGATCTCGATGCCCTTGAAGGCGTCCTCGCGGCGCATCGCTTCGGCGATGGCGAGCCCGCCGTGGTGGCCGATGCGCCAGCGGGCCGCGCAGTTGATCGACTGGTCGTTGGGCATGCGGAACACGAACAGTCCGGGGGCCGCCTGGATGGCGTCGGGGACGGTGTACCGCTGCTCGCCGTGGGCGACCATGCGGTACTCGGTGGTCTCACCGATCATGAGTCTTCTCCCTATGGGATGCTGGTGTCGGATCCCCGGGCGGTTGCGTCGTCCGGGGCTTCTTCTTGTGGCGCCGCTCCGCCGGCCCGTGGTCATCCGGCGGGCGGCGGGTCAGATGCGACCCGGGTCGGTGACGGGTCGGATGCCGTGCGCTTCCCAGAGGGGCCGGACGTCGATCGGCCCGGTGGCCTGGTCTTCGGGGCCGTCGATCGGGCGGATCATGGGCGGCACGTCGATCCGGTTGGCGTTCGCGTCGGCGGCGAGCTGCGCGGAGAACCGGGCCTTCAACGCGAGCGCCTGGTCCCGCCAGTGGTCGCGCTCCTCGGTGAGGGAGTCGACCGTCGCCTGCTGCTGAACGACGACCTCCTGCGCCTCGTCGAGCTGGTGGTGGGCGACGGTGAGGTCCCACCTCAGCAGCGCCACCTCGTCACCCGCCCTGCCGAGCGCCGTCTCCAGCTGCTGCTCGCGCTCCCGCAGCCGCTCCACCTCATCGACGGCGCGGCGTCGGCCGTGGCCCTTCAGCTTGGGAATCAGGTGCAGGCTCACGACGCCTCCGCGGGCAGAGGGAGGTCGGCGGCCGGCCGCGTCCGAGGCTCCGGCAGAGACACGACCTTGGCCGTCTCCTTCAGCGGGCCGCACTGCGGGGAGTCGCCACGGAGGCAGATCCGCTCAATGAGCCGCATCTGATCGGATGCCTTCTCGTCCCACTCGACACGCCTCTGCTCGCGGACAGCGCTCATGTCGTTGCCGGCGATCACGAACGGGGAGCCTGCGTGGCCGGGCCAGCGCTTGCCGGTTACCGGGTCGAAGTGCATGTTCCGGTAGTCCAGCCACATCTGCCGGTGGACAGGGCAGACGCTGGTGGGCGGGCTGACGTTGAACCGCTCGTCCGGCGGATACATGCGGTTGGTGTCGCGGTAGCGCATCTGGCGCCAAGCGGCAGCTTCCCAGGTGCGCCACTTGGTCTTGAGGTGTTCGGGCACGGGGGCGCCGAGGAAGGTGTCGGGTGCGGTGTTCACGGCCCCTCCAGTCCGGTGCGGTCGATGTAGCCGGCGGCTGCCGTGTCGGCGAAGTCGCGGGCGGTGGTGAGCTCGAAGTGCCGCTCCCGCTCGAAGGCCAGCTCGGCGGTGAGTTCGGCTTCGCGGGCGGTGAGCCGGGTGATGGCGGCCTGTACCTCGGCGTCGGTGCCGGGCACGGCCGGGGCGGTCACGCCGCCTCCAGGACTTGCCGGTACATGGCCGAGGTGGTTCGCTGCTGCTCGGCGAGGACGGGCCCGTGGGTGGCGAGCACGGTCGGCAGGGCCAGCACGGTGGGGATGGGTCCGTCGAGGCGCTGCATCAGCGGGTCACCGGCGTCGGAGATGTCGCAGTTCCACAGCCAGCGGGAGCCGTCCAGGGCGACCTGCACGCGGTCCAGGTCGACGGGGGTTCCGTCGAGGTCTGTGGTCATCACGCCACCGTCCGCAGGTTGCGGGCCCGATGGTCGGCGGCGGCCTCCGCTGTGACGGTGGCGAGCTTGTCGAGGGCGGCCTGGCTGGACAGGCTGAGCGCGATCTGGATGCCGCCGAGGACGATGAACGCGTGCTCGTTCTGCTGGTCGTAGTGGATGTCGTCGGGGTTGTCGCCGAGGGCGATCGTCTGGTTGAGGACGCGGGGCGGGTTGTCGTTCACGACGCCTCCTCGGCGCGGTCGGTGGTGGAGTCGGCGGCGTCGGCGAAGGTGATCAGCGTCGAGGGCGTCGGTCCGTTTTGGTCCGGGTCCACGCGCGAGATGGCGTCGTCCCAGCCCTCGCGCCAGTTGGCGTTGTAGAGGCCCTCGCTATCGGCCGAGGCGCGCACCGTGGCCGCGTCCTCAATAGCCTCGGCCAGGGCGTGCTCGCCGATGGCCTGCTGGTAGCGCAGGTGGGTGTCCTCGGCGAGGATCGTGCGGAGATAGGCGTCGATCTGAGCGGGCGTCGCGTGGAAGCGGGAGGGTCGCGCCTCGGCCTTCTCCGCCCGCTCCCGCCAGCGCTGCTCGCCCGCCTGGTGGTGCTCGACGGTGCGGCGGAGCTCCGGCAGCGTGTTCCGCTCCATGAAGGCGGCGTCCTCGCGGGACCGGGCCAGTTCTGCCTTGAGGCGCTCGACCTCGGCCAGCAGGGCGGGCACGTCCTGGCGGGCGTGGGCGGTGAACTGGCCGTCGGGGTCGTGGAAGTGGCTGATGATCTGGTGGCCGTCGCCGTCGAGGACGTCGCTGTAGTCCTCGCACACCGTCCACGGCCCCTTGCTGGCGGCCTCGACGCGGGCCGCGATCTCCGCGAGCCGGGTGTCGTTGAGCGGCTGGGGCTGGTCGCCGACCGGCACCGGCAGCGCACCCTGCGCGGCCACAGCGGCGGGGAGGGAGGTGATGGGCGGCTCGTACAGCGTGGTCCACTCGCCGTGCCGCAGCTCCTGCGTGGTGCGGATCGGATAGCGATAGCGCATCCGGTTGCCGGACTCGGGGTGCCACGCCTCGTGCCAGTTCTCGCGGTGGGTCCGCTTCAGCACGCACTGCACCGGCAGCGACCAGTGCACTGAGCCGCAGCGGGACTTGTCCGACAGGTCGGGGCGGAAGGGCGTCTCGCTCATGCGGCACCACCCATGGCCTCGAATGCGGCGCGTCGTTCGCGGTCGGCCAGCAGGGCGGTCCACCAGCAGTAGAAGAGGGCGTCCAGCGCGGCCGGCTTCTCCTCCTCGGGCAGGCAGTCGAAGGCGATCCGGCCGATCTCCTCGACCTCGAAGCCCTCCGGGTGCGCGGCGGCCAGCAGTTCCTCCGCCTCGTTCCAGGCGGCCTGGAACGCGGACAGCTGCGGCAGCTTCGCGGTGATCTCGTCGAACGGGGTCAGGTCGTTCATCGGGCCGCCTCCTCGCCGTTGATGAGGCGGGCGATCTGGAGGAGGTAGTCGGTGCCGAAGTCGGCGGCGTATTCGTCGGTGCCGTCCTCGGCGATCCGGGACGCCACGACGGTGGCCTCGACCTCCAGCAGGTTGGCGAGCGCGGCGCCGACCGAGGGCTGCATGAGGGCGATGTACTCGGCGTTCCACGGCTCACGGATCCCGCCATACCCGGACTTGATGCGGCCCGAGGCGACGACCTCGGACTCGACCGTGCCCGTCGGGTAGGCGTGGGAGTAGACGGCGGACGTCGAAGTGGCGCGCGGGGACCAGACGGAGCTGGTGACCCACGGCGACTCGGTCGCGTGCTTCACGTGCTTGCGCAGCTTCGCTGCGGCGTTCCGCAGTTCGGTGTCGAGCGAGACCTTGGGAGTCTCGGGCTGGGATGAGATCATGGACACGGCGGTCCCTTTCGTTGCGTGCTCTGGATGGGGACTGCGAGGTCGCCTCGTGGCTGCGGGGCGGCCTCTTTGCCGCTCAGGCGGCGGCGCGGGCCGGACGGCGGCGGGTGCCTCGGATGGGCACGGTGCGGGTCGCCTTGTGGTAGGCGTCGAGGTCTTCGCGGGTGACGACGATGACGCCACCCGGGACGCGCTGGCTGCAGGGCAGAAGGCCGGCCTTGATGGCGCGCCGCACGGTGTCGTAGCTGCAGTGCAGGAGCCAGGCGGTTTCGCGAAGGTTGAAGAACGGCGCGTTGAGGTCCCGGGGCTCGGTGGGGGTCCGCGGGGACTGCTTCGTAGCCACTTCACTTCCTTTCTGGAGGGTCGGGGTGGGGGGCGAGGAGTTCGGTCTTCTTCGCTTTCAGGGCGGCTCTGAGCCGGACGTAGGTCGCGGGCTTCATGCGGGTGCGTGCACCGCGCTCGAGCTTTCGCAGGTAGCTGGCGGTTATGCCGGCCTTGTCTGCGAGTTGCTGGACTTCCATCCCCGCTGCCATGCGCTTGTTGCAGATAGCCGTCCCGTCCACCTCGAAGGTGGTGGGGCTTGTTGCCATGCACAGAACTTACCCATAGATGCCCACCATGTCTAGGCATCTGTGAGCGGCTGTATGCAGGTAATGCCCACAGATGCCCACTGACCTGCGTAAACGTGGGGTAGAGATTGGGCCTAAGTGCGGTCTAGTCCTGGCTGGTCCCCGCCAGTCCTGCCAAGATGAGCCCATGCCACGCGCCGACGAACGCGACTACGAGAGGCTGGCGACGCTCGCCCGCCGCCGCCGAGCCGAGCTCGGTCTTGCCCTGAATGACGCCAACGCCAAAGCCGGCGGTCTCTCCAACCGCACCTGGCAGCGCGTCGAGAAGGGTCTCGAGATCCGCGAGACCAACTACGTGAAGATCGACGGCCTGCTGCAGTGGGCCCCCGGCAGCTGCCTCTCGGTACTGGACGGCGGCAACCCGGTGCCAGTCCAGGAGATCAAGGACCCCGACGCCGGCGGGGCTCAGAAGTCACCGCTCTCGCCTGAAGCTGTCGACAAAGAGGCACTGGAGGCTGTGCAGTTGGCCCTCATCGCCACAGCGAAGGGGACGTCAGCAGAGGAGCTGCGGGAGATGAGCGAGCGTGTCGTGCACGACCTTCGGGAACGGGGCCTGATTTAGCCGGAGTCCACTCGGTCGGCGTACAACCTTTTGCATTTATCTATTTGTTACACGATCTACGCGCACCACTTCAGTCCCAACCGGTCCCAACAGATACAAGACGTGGCAGAGTCGTAACACGTCCTCGGAGGCTTCCCTGCCAGGCGACACCTAGGGGGAGCCATGCAAAAAGACGCGCTCATAGTCGACTACGGGCCAAAGTTCTACGGCACGGCGGCCCGTACCGACGAAGGGATCGTCTGTGTAGTCCCACGCCAGATCCGTGAAAGACCAGAGGCCGAGGCCTCGCTGCGGGAGCTGGTGCGGGACCTCGGTGGTGAATGTGGTCACTGCCCGAACTGCCCACTCGGGCAGATGGGCTGAGATCATGCAGACGCGGAGTCCCGGCGGTAGGGGTACCTGCCGGGCACCGCGTCGCACCGACCGCACGAGGGGGCGAACATGGCCAGACGCGCTCAGGACATCTACGTCGAGTGGCGAGGCGGAACCTGCCGCGTGAAGTGGTGGAGCGGCGAGTACCGCGACGACGGCCGTAAGCGCTTCGAGTCCAAGGGCGGGTTCACCGACGAGGACGAGGCGTTCGAGTTCGGGCAGGATCAGCTGTACGAACTACGGCACGGCACAGGCATCTCGAACCGTGACGGCGCCACCCTGATGACCGACTGGATCGACGACTGGTTCGCCGCCACCGATCACGCCTACACGACGTACAAAGGCTACAAGTCGATCATCAACAAGCACATCCGCCCGTACTTCAAAGGCACTGCGGTCAAAGACATCGACGTCATCGCCTACCGGGCCTTCCGCAAGCACATCCACAAGAAGCTGCCGTCCGCCGCCAGCGCAGCGAATGTAATGACCGTGCTGGGCATGATCCTCGACGATGCCGTGCCGCGACTCATCAAGGTCTCCCCCGTCGAGCGAAAGCGGACGCGCGGCAGGTACGTGAAGCAGACCAAGCGCGAGCGCAAGCGCGACATGGACATCGCCGCCATCGACCAGCTGGCGCGTAACGCGGAGATCGTCTGCGGCTACACCGGCTACGTGATGATCTGGACCATGGCGATGACCGGGATGCGCCCCGGCGAACTGTTCGGCCTGCGCCGCGAGTACTGCTACCCGAACTGGCCGGCCAGTGACCCCCGCCCGGACCCCGACGAAGAGCAGCGGTACGAGGAGGACCTGCGGCGCTACGGCAAGGGCGACGGCCTCATGCCTGCCATCCGGGTGCAGCAGCAGGTGCAGCAGATGCAGGGGCAGTCGGTGGCCGAGGTGCCGCCGAAGTACTACTCCTACCGAACCCTGGTCGTTCCGCCGTTCCTTGCCGACATGCTGGAGAAGCTGCTCGCGTCGCACGACAACATGTGGGTCTTCCCTGCCATCGGGGGCGGCTGCCTCAAGGCTGCTCCCTTCTCGAAGAGTTACTGGTTCCCCATCTCGCGGGGTTGTGATGAGCGGACGCGGGCCCGCGGGAACGGCCGCACCAGGCCGGCGATCCCGGCCGTGCCGGACTTCGCAGGCAAGCGCATGTACCTGATCCGGCATGGGCACAAGGCGTGGCTGGACGAGGACGGGCACCCGCGGTTCGCGGTGGAGTCCCGGATGGGGCACGAGGTGCCGGGAGTTGAGGGCACGTACAGCTCCGTGACGGTGCCGATGGAGCGTGCCATCATGAAGGCACTGCAGGAGCGCTGGGACCGGTTCGAGCGTGAACGGGCCGGCGGGTGACGGAAGGCGCGTTTCCCACTCGTTTCCCAGTACGGGGGTCCGGGCCGAGAATGCTCCTGGTCTAGCGGCTTCAGCGCCCTGATGTTGTCTGTTCCCGAGCAACGACCACCCGCTCGATCGGGCAGCTGATAGAGCTGGGTTGATTCTGGCTGCGTAGCCTCTGACCTGCGAGTTGGCGCCTTTGTTGTGTGCGCCTGTACTCATGTGTGGGCGTGTGTGCGCATGATCGTTTCCCACTTGTTTCCCAGTGGCAGACTGTCCCCCACGGCGACGCACAAAAGCGCCGGGCCCGGCCCCTCGAACTCCGACGTCCTCGGAGGCCGATGCGATGGGGGCCGGGCCCGGCTTCTATGTTCAACGAGTGCCCCACATCCCAATGTCGAAAAAGGAGTCACCCGTTCGGGTGGATACACGACAGACGTTGCCGGGTACCCGTCCTGGTCCGCCGCTTCAACCGTCAGGGGGGTACACGGCGGGCAGCGGGCCAGTTCGGCACCTACGGAAACCTGAACTCCGCGGTGTCGAAACTTCTCTCTTCAGATGACAACGGCGCGCTCCACGGGCTGGATATATCCAGCCCGTGGTCAGGGCCCTAGCTTCGGACCTCACGTCATGATCGTCGGCGGGGGTGTCGATGCCGGAGCTTGCGCGCCATCGGCGCATCGCTGCCGACATCCGTCGCCGTATCGCCGCCGGGGAGTGGCGGCCGGGCGAGTCCCTGCCTTCGAGAGCCGAGCTAGCTGCCGAACTCGGCGTGCACCCACAAACGGTGCGTCTCGCTTACGTCTTGCTGCGCCGTGCCGGCGTCCTTGAGGGTGAGGAGCGCCGGGCCGTGTATGTGGCGCATCCTCCTGCTATGCGCACCCTCACGGACGCCGATGCCGAGTGGCCGTTCTCCAGCGAGACCACCGACACCCGCCCGCGGCCCGCCACGGAAGAGCTTGCAGAGCGGCTTGGCGTCCGCGTAGGTACGAGCCTGCGGCACGAGACGGTGGAGTGCCTGGATCCGGGTGGCAGGTCGGCGATGCTGGTGTCGTCCTGGTGGCGTGGCCAGCGCCGGCCGCACGCGTCGTTCACCGCGGAGTTGGGTGTGGTGGAGTTGACGGAGGAGCAGGCGCACGCGCTGGGCCTGCTGGTGGACGCCGTGGCGTTCCGCGTGGTGCGCACTCGCATCGACCATGACGGACGCCCCCTGGAAACTGCTGACCTGATTCTGCCGATGGACCGTTGGCTTATTCGGTTGGCGCCCACGCAGTGAGCGCTTTCCAGCCGGGCGTGTGGGGCGCCTGGGATCAGGAGTAAAGCCGAGTTTCAGCCCTGGCGGAAGGTGTCTCATGCATATTCTTCGACTTTCTGTTCGCACCCTGTGCGTTTCTGTAACCGATGGTCAGGTGTTGGCCAAACGTTCCTGCGTTGCCGCAGGTCACCGAGGTGAGGTAAGGCTGGGCATGGTCAGAGGGTGGCCGGAACTGCACGTGTCACTACCGGCCAGTTGACCGGTAATTCATTCATCAACTGCTTGCGTACCGCCTCACCGTCTGCATCCGCCCGCGACTGCACCAATGTCCGCAGCGCGTGAGCGGTACGGCCGGCCCGGGCCCGACGCGAAGGTCGTGGTTGCCGTCGCAGTGGCCGCATTCGCCGATCCGGCAGGGCCCGCAGATTGTGCGTTCGTCGGCCTGCCGCCCGTTCACAGCACGCCCCGTAGCCCGACGGGGCTTTCGGCGGGGCAGACGTAGACGGGGCCTATGGTGCTGCCGCTGGGTGAGAGCCGGTCGCCGATGCGCATCGGCTCGTGCTCGTGGCTGCCGCAGGGGCAGGGCTCGTCTGGGGGTGTGGTCTGGCGGTCGGGGCCGGTGTCCGTACCCTCGTCCATGTCGACGCTCCTTGCAGCTGTCGGCCATGCCCCCGGGCCGTGTCCGCGGTCGCGGGGGTCCTGCAATTTCACGGTATACCGCAGTAGACCGCACCGTACTGCGGTCGCGCGGTGTACTGCGGACTTCTAGCGTCAACCGTGTGAGCGTTGATCTTGACCGGACTCGGCCGATCTGGAGGCAGATCGCGGCCATCATCGTCGGCCGCATCGAGGACGGCACCTACCCGGCCGGTTCAAAGGTTCCCTCAGTCGTGGACATCTCCACCGAGTTCGAGGTGGCGGCCAGCACCGCCCAGAAGGTGCTTCGCCACCTGAAAGACGAGGGTCTCGTCCGGGCCGAGGTCGGCCTGGGGACGTTCGTGCAGGAGAAGCCGAAGTCATAGCCCGCTGTCAGGGGAGAGCACTACCCTGATCGGCATGCCCACCTCTCCCCCGCCTTCGGGCCCCGCGCGCTCTGTCGAGGAGCTGAACGCGGCGATCCGTGCGCTGTTCTCGCATCGGGATGCGCGGCTGACGGATGAGCAGCGGGAGGAGTACCGGCGGCTGCTCGCCGAGCTGAGGCAGGTCGAGCGCGGGGACGTCACAACCGCGGCTTAGGATCCTGGCTTGTGAGCGACATAGAGTTCCCCGACGCCCTGATAGCCCTGGAGCGTGCCGCCTGGGAGGAGCACCGGGCTGGGCGGCTCACCGTCGCCACCGCCAACGCCGTGCAGGACGCCATCACCGCACACGCCAAGGCGGTCGGGGTGTCGCGCTACGACGTGGAGATGGCGCTCAAGAAGGCCGTGCGGCACGCGGAGGCAGCGAGCTAGCGGCCCCGGCGTCGCATGCGGCGGGCGTCGGCCGTCAGCCCCAGCGCTTCCGCTTCGTCCGGGTCGTCGATCCTGCGGTCGGGGCTGAGCATCGCCCATCGCTCGCCCTGGCGCGGACGGTAGGCAGGGATCTCGCCACCCGTGGCGTAGTGAGAGAACAGGCGGCGAAGCAGTCGACGGATCACAGCCCCTCCTTAGCAGCAAGCCCCGCCTCGGTGCATCACGCCGCGGCGGGGCCAGAGCAAACCCGGCTTGTTCGTCGGGATGATGAGCTCAGACTACGCATCGCCACTGACAACGCTGAGGCGTCGCGTCGATAGGCGGTACTCGCCGACGGGCCCTTGCGGCGGACGGGCGACAGGCAGCAGGTGCGGCGGCAGTTCGTTGCGGTGTCGGCGCATGATCTGCCGCAGTGCGCGCTCGCGGACCGGGTACGGGCGGTGGGCCATGGCGGACAGCATGCCAGGAGATCACGCCTCGTCCGGCCAGGTCGTCAACACCGTGCCGGTCTCCTCGTCGACGAGGGTGATGCGGGCGCCCGGCTGGCCCCAGCTGCCGATCCACTCCGTCACCTTCGCCTTGGCCACGACCTCGCTCCCCCACCAGCCGTGCATGGCCGGGCGGCCGTCGCGGGTCAGGGTGAGGTGGTAGCGGCCGGGGTTCACGCGAGCCGGATCCCGCGCGGCCGGTGAGGCTCGCGGATTATGGCGCCCTTCGCCTCCAGCTCCCGCAGCTGGTAGTGCACGGTGCTGGCGGCCAGACCCACGTGGTCGGCGAGCTCGGCGACGGTGGGCGCGTCGCCCTGGTCGGCGATGGCCATGCGGATGTGGCGGAGGATCTGCTCCTGTCTGTCGGTGAGGTACTCGACGCGATGTCTGGCCATAGCGTGATGGGATCACGTGTTCGATTTTTGGTGCAAGCTGGAGACGTGACCGACCTGCCGCCCGACCTGCTCCGCCTCCGCACCCTGGAGACGTGGCTCCAGCTCACCCTCGACGAGGTGCGGCGCGCGATCGCGGCGGCCGAGACTCGGGAGGCGGAGCGGCAGCGCGGCATCGAGGCCCGGCCGTCGGCCCCGGACTGGCTGATCGAGCTCGGCCTCAACCGGGACAGCCCGCCCGTCCAGGTGCACGTCGGCGACTGCTGGAACGCGGGGAAGCGGCACAAGGGCATCCGGCGGGACGATGCGCTGCGGGCGCTCGCCGACGGCGTGAAAGCCTGCGGAGCGTGCCGACCGGACAGCGAGCTGGGATTCCTCGACTAGGCGCTGCGCGGCTTCCGCCCCGTCGTCTTCTTGGCTGCGGTCTTCTTGGCCGGCTGCTTCTTCGTGGTCTTCTTCGGCATCTCGTGCACGTCGGCGTCCTCACCGCGGGACGCCCGCGCCTGGGCGACCGACTCGTTGAGGGCGGCCATGAGGTCGACGATCTGGCCCGTCTCCCGCTCGGGCTCCGGCATGGTGGGCGGTTCGCGGTGCTCCCGCTTGGCCTCGATGATCTGCTCCAGGGCTTCGGTGTAGGTGTCGCGGAACTCCGGGTCCTCGAGGTCCTCGCGGGTCATGGTGTCCATGAGGGCGAGTGCACCATCGATCTCGTCGTCCGACAGCTCAACCGGCGGGGGCAGCAGTTCGGCGGGGTCGCGGATTTCGTCGGGCCAGCGCATGGCGTGCAGCACGATCACGTCGTCCTTCACCCGCAGCAGGCCCAGGCGCTCACGCCCGGACCAGGCGTACTTCGCTACGGCCACCTTCTCGGAGCGGCCGAGGGCCTGGGCGAGGAGCTTGTACGGCTTGTGGGCGACCTGCCCGTTCGGCTGGAGGTAGTAGCCCTCGCCGATGCGGATCGGGTCAATGGACTCCAGCGGCACGAACGCTTCGATCTCGATCGCCTTCGCCGTCGGCAGCGGCAGGTCCCGCAGCTCGTCATCAGTGATCGGGATGACCTGCTCTTTGGTGAGCTGGTAGCCCTTACCGATCTCGTCGTTCCTGACCTCGCGGTCCTCGACCTCGCAGTACTTGCGCACCCGCACCCGGCCCATGTCCTCCAGGTGGTACTGGTGGAAGCGGACACTGTGATCTTCGGTAGCGCTTTGGACGTTGATCGGCACGGTCACGAGACCGAACGAAATGGCTCCTGACCAGACGGTTCGGGGCATGAGGTACCTCCGCGACAGCCCCGAGCAGCACCAGCCTATGACACGCACCCGAATGCCTCATACGGGGCATACGTGACGAATAGGTCGGCCCTGGTGAGGAACACGACCACAATCAGCCCCCACTGGAACGGAGCACACCATGGTCATCAAGAGACTCCACGACATGGGCATCCGCAGCGAGCACGCCTACATGGCCGCCCTCGGCAGCATCGGCGCTTCCGTCTTCACCTGGATCACCAGCCTCAAAGCCGAACCCGTCGGCGGACTCGCGCGAGCCGACCGATGGGGCATCTTCGTCGGCGAATGGGCACCCACCTTCTTCGGCCTCGGCCTCGCCCTCTCCCACTACGAGCAGACCGAGGGCACCCTCACGACCAGCGTCCGCGACCTCTGGATAGAGAAGAAGCAGGAACACCAGGTCTGACAGCGCGAGCGCCCGCCTCTGGCACAAGGGGCGGGCGTCGGCATGCGTACACACTGTCGCTGCCGCACCCTGATGCCATGGCCAGGATGCAGCCCGTCGTCGTGTACCCGCCCGATGAGGACGGCGGCCGGCGCGTGCGCATCCGGGGCGAGATCGCGGGCCGGGCCTTCAACCTCGCCGAGGTCGTCGAGTTCCTGCGCCGGGCCGGCGTCGACGACGTCGACGAGGTGTGGGTGCGGCGGAGCAGCCTCATCGAATGGCGCGGTGGCGGCTTCGAGGTGTGGGAGCAGTGAGCCCGCCAGGACGGGGGGACCTGGCGGGCCGAGGTCAGTGTGGCACGACCTCCTGACAGGACGGCCACGTTCCGCGTACCGTGTTCGGGCGGCCCGCCGTGTCTTCGCGACTGTCCTTCGGGGCGAGGGGGCACCTCGGCGGGCCGCACCGATCTGGGGAGGCATCATGAGCGACGACACCGCCTGGGGCTAAGCCCCGGACAGCAGGACGCCCCCGCAGCTGGATCGCTGCGGGGGCGTTGTCGTGCTCAGAGGGTCGCGCCACTCAGGGAGTCACCTTCTTGCGGGCGTTATCGGTCGATCGGTTGAGGTGGCCGTACACGGTCGTGCGGGGTACGCCGAAGAGGTCGGCGATCTCCTGCACGGTCTTCTCTCTCTTGTCGTACAGCTCCTGTGCGAGCGCTGCCTGCTGGTCGCTGAGTTTGGGGCGTCGCCCGCCAACGCGACCACGGGCTCGGGCGGCGGCGAGGCCGTCCATGGTGTTGGCGTGGATGAGCTCACGCTGCAGCTCTGCCATGACCCCGAGCATGCCGAACATCGCGCGACCCTCGGGTGTTGCGGTGTCGATGCCCTGCTCGATGATGTGCAGCCCGATCCCCCGCTCCTTCAATTCGGCGCCGAGGTTCACGAGATGGAGGAGCGATCGGGAGATGCGGTCGAGGCGGGTCGCCTTGAGGGTGTCCCCTTCCCGGAGCCGTTTCAGGAGGATGTCGAACTCGGGCCGGGACGCCTTGGCGCCGCTGGCGTAGTCGATGTGGATGTTCTTCTCGTCGACGCCGGCGCGGAGCAGGGCGTCGATCTGGTGGTCCGGGTTCTGGTCGGCGGTGGAGACCCGGGCGTATCCGAAGTCCATGTCGGAAACCTTACCTGCGCCTCGTTATCCGTCATAGGTTTTCGACGCGAGTTGTCGACATCAACTTCCTGCAGCGATAGGCTCGTTGACGAGATGACGGCAGACGGTGGTTTGCCGTCATTAGACGATCACTGGGGTGGGCATGGCGTACACAGAAGACGAATTGCACGAGCTGTCGAGGCACGCCGGAGTGCCGCTGGGCTACCTCCAGCGACTCATGGCGGCAGAGGATCCCGACCCGCAAGATCCCGAGGGCAACAACACCTTGGCGAAGAAGCTGACCATCGTCTTCGACCACTACGTGGCCAAGTGCCTTGCAAGCCCCGATCCGGTCGGTGCGCTGCGGCAGTTTGGGTTCGAGGAGGCAGCCGACGCGCTCGGCAAACGCTGATACGACGAAGCGCCCCGCTCCCCTGCCGAGGCAGAGGTGCGGGGGCGTTGCTCAGTCGTCGTCGGCCGGCGGCATGGGTGGCGGTTCGCGGAACGGCCAGCGCGACAGGTACAGCGGCGTACCGGGATCATCCTCAACCGGGGTCATGGCGGCTCCTACTTCGTCGGCTTGGGCGTGTCCGGCTTCTTCGTCCGCATCCAGCGGGCCACGGCCTGGACGGTGCCGGTGTCGAGGCGGGCGAGGGCCTGTACGGCGGCTTCGTCGTCGGCGGTCGTCGTGATGCCCGCGTCGAGCAGAGCCGATTTCAGGGTGATGGCGTCCACGTCGACCGGCGGGGGATCCACGACCGGTGTGGTGGACGTCGGCACCGGCTGGGGTTCCTCCTGGCCGAGCTCCACGAGTGACCGCATGTCCGCCGCCGTGTCGTCCCGGCGCGGGGCGAGAGGAATCGGATCAGGCACGGGTCACACTCCAGTTCGGTTGCGGCTTTCCCGCTGGGCTTGCAGCAGGATGCGGATGCGCTGCGCGATCAGCGCGCTGATCGCCAGGGCGAGCAGGGTCCGCACGCCCCGCATGACGACGGCGAAGCATCCGTCGGGCCACAGGGTGACCAGGACGGTGTACAGGAACAGCAGGCCGATCGCGGCTGGCAGCCCCATGAGGTTGCGGCCGGTCTGAGACCGCCACCACGTCGTCTTCACGTGGTAGATGACGACGAATGCGGCGCAGACCAGCGTGGCCAGCGCCGACGCGATCATGTTGACCCACATGTCGACGCCCATCTCTCTCACTACGGTGCTCCTCTGAACGCGGCCTCGATCCGCTCACGGAAGTGGTTTTCCTCGCGGGCGCGGCGGATGGGGGCGACGACCGCTTTGACTACTGACTGCCGGGCCTCGGATTCCCGGCGGGCCTCGCGGGTGCGTTCCAGCGCGGCCTCGGAGTCGGTGGGCTCGCTGAGTTCATCGCCGTGTACGAGGCGCCGGATCCATCCGAGCATCGGCTGTCACCTCCTCCTCGTCCGCCTGCCCCGGGCGGGGCAGCGCGGTGAGGATGTGCCCGCCGAGTTTCGCCAGTTCGAGAAGCTCTTCGACCTGCTCGTGCTCCACCTTGCGGGCCGCCTCCGACTCGAGGAACGCGCTGCGCCAGTTGTCCCTGTCGGCGATGGCATCCTCGTGGGTGCGTCTGGGGATGAGGCGGCCGGTGAGGACCAGCAGGACGACGACGACGAGGAGCGTGACTGCTCCAGCGTCGCCCGGGTTGACGCCGAAGACCTCGCTCACTGCGCCCTCCCCTGGGATAAGTGGTGCACTCGGTCAGACGCTGCGGACGGACGTGCCACCGCCGAGCGCGGTCTGCGCCTTGTCGCTGACGCCAGCGGGCTTCCACAGGCCGAAGTGCATGAGAACGCCGGTGGCAAAGGAGACGAGCGACAGGACGACGGCGGTGCCGAGGTCGTAGTCGGGGCCCGGGTTGGCGAGCTCGGTGAGGAAGCCGGTGAGGGTGCTGAGCGCCAGCAGGAGGGTGGCCTTCACGCCGGGGTGGGTGACGTGCTTGGTGACCAGGCCGACGAGGACCGGCAGCACGACGGAGATGGCGAGGCCGATCCAGTAGGCCTTGTCGAGGGATGCGTTCATAGTCAGGACTCCTGGTTCTCGGTGGTGACGTCGACGCTGACCTTGACCACGGCGTCGGCGATGGCCTTCTCCACGGCGGCGACGACCTGGGCGGTGTCGACGTTGGAGCCGACGAGCTGCGCCAGCTTGGTGATGGCGGCGGACTGGGCGGTGAGCCGGGCGTCCATGGCGCGCACCCGGTTGCCGATGTCCTTGATGTAGGACTGCGGCTGCCAGCTGACGTTGGTCTTGCGGTCCGGGGCGGTGTCCGGGGCGGCTACCTGGTCGGTCTTCCAGACGGCGTCGTAGATGTCCTGCTTGGTCATGCCGGCCATGGGGTCGTCCTCCTGTGCTGCTGTGGGTCGGGGCGCGCCGGCCTTGACCCAGGCGTAGATGGGGTCGCCGGGGCAGCTGGTGGCGTAGCCGTCGCGGTGGCCGCCGAGCCACATGCCAGCCGGGCCGTCCTTGCGGCAGTAGTCGATGGCGTCGCGCGCCCCGTCGAGCTGGGCGGTTGTCGGCCTGGTGAGGCCGGAGGAGCCGACCATCAGCAGCACCGCGTAGTCCTGGTCGTTGAGGGTGGTGTTGCCGTTCGCCGAGTTGCGACGGTGCAGGCCTCGGCCCTCGTAGACGTAGCCGTGGGTGCAGACGACGAAGCTGTAGCCGATGTCGGACCAGCCGTTGCCGTCCATGTGCTGAGCTTGGATCTGCCGGACGTAGTCGTCGCACTTGTCGTGCGGCCTGTCCGCGTAGGCGGTGCCGAGGTAATGGAGCTTCACGCCGCGGCGGGGCCGGCTGTACGGGGTGGCGCCGTTGGGCATGCGGTAGGCGCGGGCACCCCACTGTGTTCTGGAGACGAGCTTCACGCCGTCCCCCTTTCTGTGCGGGTCAGAAGGTGGTGCGGAGGAAGGTGATGTGGAGCCGCAGGTTGGTGCCGCTGCCGATGTCGTTGCTGGCTGTGCGGAGGGTGACGATGCCGTCGACACCGATCACGAAGCCGCCGTGCGCGGCTCCGTTGTCCCAGCAGCCGTTGATCGTGCTGTGTGTGGGGCGCCAGCTGCTCGGCACGGTCGCGCATGTGGTGTCGGTGATGTTGCCGCCGGTGGAGTTGATCGTGGCGCCGGTGCGCGTCAGGTACAGGTCGATGCTGGTGACGCGCCCTTGCCGGTATCCGAAGAAGTCGGTGACGGAGAAGCCGGAGTGGGCGTTGAGTCCGGTGGTTCCGGTGACGAGGGATGGCTCCGGCGTGATCCAGTCCGACCCGTTGTAGAGCTCCAGGCGGTTGGCGTCCTTCAGCCACGTCGCCATCCCCTCGACAGGCGCGGTGAGCGTGGCGCCGCGTTCGGATGCGGAGTCGAACCAGAGCACGGTGTGCGGGATGATCCCGTCGGCGAGTGCCTGTGCGGCGCCGGGGATGGACGGCGGGTCAGCCATCTGCCAGATCTGGACGCCTTGGCCGTACTTGTCGGGCGCGGTCACGGGCCCCCCTCTCAGGTGGTGGCGAGCTTGCCGAGGATGGCCCAGTTGCCGTTGCCGAAGTCGGCGAGGACGACGAGGTCTCCGTCTGCGGGTGTGGTGTAGGAGGCGAGGCGCCGAACTTCCATGTCGCCGTCGACTTCGACGAGGCCGCCGGTGAGGACGTCGGTGACGGTGGCGAGCATGAGCCGCGAGCCGCGGACACTCGGGGCGTTCTCGCCGGCGCGAACGGCTTCCTGCGCCTGGTACTGGGCGTACTCGCGGGCGTGCGCGTGGAGGCTCTTGTCGCTCACGCGTCCTCCTTGGCGCTGATCGTGGAGATTGGGAAGTCGCCGCCAATATCGAGCGGCACGCTGAAGCTGGCGACCTGGTGGAGTTCGCGGCTGTCGTCCTCGTGCATCACCCGCAGCACGTCCCCCGGCTCCAAGGCCGGGTTGGGTAGGGAACTGATGTCGCCGCCCGCGTTCGGCGCTTTCGCCTCAGCGAGCTTGAGGCGGGCCGCGTTCTGGCAGGCCGCGAGCGTGGTCAGCGTGGACGAGCTGTAGAACAGGGGCCGCCGGCCGTAGGGGCCGCCCCAGTAGGTAGGGCTGTTGGGGTCGCTGTCGGTGGCCAGGTAGGACACCGGCGGGACGCTGTCGGAGGTGCTTTCTCCGCGGGCCAGGACCGCGTTGTGCACGCCGTCGCTGGTCATGGCCCGGTTACCGGAGATGTAGACGCCGCCCTCGGTCGCCTCGACCGCCCACACCGGGTCTGCGGTCGCGAGGTCCGGCATGATCCGGATGACGAACACACCGTCCGCGTTGGCATACACTTCGGCGCCCGCGGCGGCGGCGATCTCCTGGCAGCCCGCCCACGGGTCGGCTTCGACGTCGAACCAGCGGGCGCCGATGGCCGTATCGGTGATCTCGCTGATGACGTCCGCGCCGATGATACTGCGGCGGATCAGCGACGTGATGGCGGTGACGACCGTCCCGGACGCCCGGTAGCGGGTGGTGAACTTGTCGTCCTGGACGACCGCCTCAAGGCCTTTGCCCTGCAGTGTCACCGGGCCTTCGGAGACGTCGCCGTCCACCGAGTCCAGGCGGAACACCCCGAGCGGCACCAGCTCTCGGCTGCCGTCGCCGTACTCGACGCCGCGGGAGACCCGCAGCCGCGCGCCGTAGGTGGCGAGCTGGTCGGTCGGCGTGCGCGGTATCAAAGACGGGTCCGGGCAGGTGACGGTGCACGTGCGGCGGATTGCCTGGCTGCGGTCCACCGTCACCGACCCGCCGGTGTGCGGCAGGTCGATGACGTCGCCGTTCGTCAGGAACAGCTGCACCTGTGTGGCCGGGGTGTGCGACTCGGCGAGCCGCGCCAGGAATCGATCCGACACCGGGTACATCGATCACCCCCGGCGGTCGAGCAGCAGATCCTCGGACGTCCCATACACGTCCAGCAGTTCGGCGCAGGTGGCGAACTCGGTGACGACGTCCTGGCAGGTGCGCCCGCCCGAGCCGTTGACGCCGGTCGTGACGGGCATGTCCTGCTCGGTCAACGGCAGCGTCCACGACCGCCACTGTTCCTGCGCGAGCGGAGCAACCCGGCTCTCATTGACCTGGGCGACAGCCACGTACATGTCGTCGACGCCCATCCCGGACACGGCCTGCCACAGCAGGATGTTGCCGGAGTCGAGCAGCAGATGAAGCGCCTGACGCTCCTCGTTCGAGCGAGTCCAGATAGCGAGGTCGCCTTCGAGACCGCCACGCACACCGGACAGGACGACCGGGTTGCGGCGGCCTCTCACTCGCTGCACGGACTGCTCGATGGGCCGCTGCCAGTCCGGCGCCTTCGCCACCAGCACCCGCATGTTGCGCTGCGGGTTGCCCGGGTCCTTCAGCCAGGCCTCGTTAATGTCGGCCAGCTCAAGGGTGACCGTCGGCGACGAGCGGGTGGACGCCGTGGTGCCATCAGCGTTGCGGATGACGATGCTGTAGGCGACTGCCATGCCCATCGGCGCCTCGTGGTCTTCGAGGATGAGCAGGTCGGACGTGATGAGTTGCCTGTCGATCAGCCCGTGTGTGCCGCGCACCAGCGTGCGGGATCCATCGGCGGCCATGCGGTACAGGGACAGGTAGAAGCCGACGGGCAGCTCCCGCAAGGTGAGCGTGATGTAGCCGTCGTCGGCGTGCGCCTCGACCGCGGTCTGCGGCAGCACCTCCCACAGGCTGACGAGGTCGACGTGCAGCACGCTCGCCCCGGCGGACGCTGTGGCCACCAGCTCGATCGCCGCCTGCGTCGCCCCGGCCGGGGCGATGCCATCGGACGGCATGGCGTACCAGGACACGCCCGGCACCAGGTAGGAGACGCCGACGCTGGCGCCGAGGTCGGTGTTCGCGGCGTCGTACCAGCGGATCCTCACCAGCACCGACGCCCACGTGCCGGCGTCCGGGTAAGCGAGGATCTGCGCCCGCCAGTTCACCCCCTCTGTCACCGGAAAGCGGGCGGAACGGACCGTCGAGCTGGTGGCGGTGCTGCTGGTGATGGCCAGCGAGTAAGCGCCCTCGAAGAAGCTGTCGCCCCAGGGGCTGCTGCGGGCGAGCGTGGCCACGCCGCTGGCCACGGTCCATCCGGCGACGCCCTGCTCGAACGAGGCGTCCGCGTAGGGCACGACGGTGCCGGACTGCAGCTCGGGTGCGACGCCGATGACGATGGTCTCCAGCCGCAGTACCTGACCCGCCGACGCGCCGTCCAGGCCTGCGGCGAGCGAGCAGGAGGCGGCATTGGCGGGCGCCGTGTCGGAGACCCGCTGCCGGTACATGCCGGTCGCAGGGGTCGGCGGCGCCAGAACCGAGCGGGTGGCCTGGATCTGGTTGCCGTTGGTGTCGTAGAACCTGAGCTCGATCCAGGCGACGGAGGCGACCGTGGGCGGCTGCATGTAGGCGTAGGCCAGATACTCCTGGCCCGGCGTGACCGCAGGTCGCTCCACGGACAAGATGGAGGCGTTGCCCGCGGCCACCGCAGTCATCGCCAGCGTCTGCCCGCCCGCGGTGTAGTTGGTGACCGCCCAGTTCACGACCGGCACCTGCCGGCTGATGGACGCGTTGACGACCGGCGTCCAGCCGGAGGCGTCCACCTCGCTGCTCTCAGTGTTGAACGGCAGAAGGTTGCCGAGGGTCCGGATGGGTGCGCCGAGGTAGACGTTCTCCCAGAAGTGGGAGACATTCGCCGCCGTCTCCGTGGACGACAGCACCACTTGCGCACGCGTTGCCGCGCCCGGGGCCACGCCTGCTACGGAGACGCGGTGCCATCCCGAGGAGGACGCCATCGTCGGCACCGACCAGGTGGTGTTGACTTCCCAGCCGACGCTGTTGAGCCACCGGATCCCGATCCGTTCCGGCACCACGCCCGCTGTGTCGGCGAACGTGTAGTAGACGGTGCCTGCCGTCACGGGGTAGCTGGAGACGGTGCGGGCCTGCATCTCCCCCGCCGCCACCGACCGGACGGAGAGGCAGCCGCCCCCGCCCGTCCGCCCGCCCACACCCATGTTGATCGAGCAGTTGAGCTTGGACGTCCAGCCCGACGTGTTCGGGTCGATGGTCTCCGTCGTGGCCGACAACAGGTTTCCGGGGATCGGCATCAGGGTCTCCTCCCACCACGGCCAGCGGCCATCACCATGCGGTCCCGCTCCATGACCACCTGCTGCGCTTCGCCGCGCACCTTGCCGAGGAACTCGCCCGAGTCGAGGTACAGGTCGCCCTCGAACTTTGCCAGACCACTGGAGCCGCCGCGCGCCGCCAGCGAGGTGAGCGCGTTGGCCTGCGCAGTGGTGAAGACCGGCTCGGGCCGGCCGGTGCCGTTATAGGCGAGGTTGAGCCCGGGCTGCAGGTAGCCGC